CCGGCCAGCTGGATCAAATTCTTTGACATGTTCGGCCCCCACCCCATCACATACCTTGTGCCCTTAACGGGCGACGAGAGCATACACGCGGAGGCGCGCGAACATGTGACGCATATGTCAAACGCGCTGGGCCGCGAACGGTTCCTCATGGTCGGCGGCTGGACGGGCGAACCGTACACCAAAGCCATCGAGAGGGCAACCGGGCATAACTGTGAGAGGGTTCAGGTCCTAACACCCGGGTTTTACGATAATGATAAAAACGGGCTGACATTATACCCGGCTTACCTGACGGCCGCCATGCACGCAGGCAGGGCCGCGTTTTTGCCTGATGGCGATTCCGCGACTTTTAACTACTACAACGTTTCGGCGCTGGAGTATGAGCTGCAGCCGGATGAAATTAACCTGCTGCTGAAGAACGGCGTCGCGTGCTTGGAATACGTTATGGGCAAGGGTCAGCGCCTGGTCCAGGATATTACGACATATGCCGATGAAAACAACATAACCCTGCACACCGAACGTTCTGTACGGATCCTCGCCGATGCTTTCAACCGGCAGCTGCGCGATAAGCTGGAGGCCATGTTTGTTGGGACGCGTGGGTCGCGCACCGTATTAACGTCGTGTAAGAACGCGGTTATCGGCTTCCTGAAAGATAAAGTCCGCGCCGAGGAAATCCTGGCTTATCGGAATGTCACTTTGACTAAGGAAAGCACTGGGGTTTATGTTGAATATGAGGCTGCGCCGACAGAGCCGAATAACTTTATTTTGATAACCGGCCATTTCTATTCGGATACAATTACGATATAAGGAAGTAAGGTGAGAAAATGGGATCGTTGGCAAAACAAACCGTACATACCGGCAACAGCATTGAGCTGAAAATCAAAGGGACAAAAATCGGCAGGGCGCAGGGATTGGACGCGCGGCGTTCGTTTGGAACAGAGGGCGTCTATGAGATCGGTTCTATCATGCCCCAAGAGCATGTGCATCTGCGCTACGAAGGCACAGCGACGCTGGACAGGTTCTTTGTCCGGACAGCGTCCCTGCGTCAGTTAAACCTTGTGGCTATTGGTGAAGACGTCTTAACGACTGACATCATAGACATTGAGGTTATCGACAAGACGACCGGTAACATGCTGCGGGTATATAGGGGCTGCTCCATATCCGATTTTACAGAGACATTCCGTGTCGGCGCAATCGCCGGTGAAAACGCTACTTTTCAATATCTTGAGTGTTCAGACAATACTGACGAGCAAGGCGGGCAAGCTGCGCCCGCGTAACTCGGTGAGGCGGCAGCGGAAAAATAACAAAGTGGGAAACTATACACGCTTAGATTAATATGCTATAATGTGGTCACAATAAAAAGAGGACGTGTTAACGCACGTCCCCTATGAGGTCGCCGAAAGGCGGCATGACCGAACCGTAATAACTTAACGGCTGACCGAATTATCGGTCAAAAAAAATAGCCAGGCCTAACCAGGGGCGGCTATTTTTTTTTGTTGTTTCGCAGCAGCGTTACTATTGCCACTATCAATGTTGCTGACAGTATAGCAATGTGTAGCGTCTGATATAGCGTCATGGCCTCGCCCCCTCTCGGAAGTCCGGCCATTAAACCGCCCCTCGGTTCACTCGCTGCCTATTATATACAAAAATAGGCCAAGTGTATAGTAAATTGATTAATCTAAAGCATCTCATTAGGAGTGCTTTTTTATATTATCGACGGAGGACTGATTCATTTTGGATGATGTAAAACGCGCCGGGGCTATAGTCACGGATTTACATAAAAGACGTTATACCTTTCAGATCGAGAAAAACGAGTACGCCGGGGAATTCACTGTAAAATACCCGTCCCTCTTAGATAGAATGAAAATCGGCGCTTTACGCGCCAAGTATTTAGGCGACGCTGCCGGCAATGTTGACATTGTAACGGACAATATTGTCTATATGTTTGCCACGCTGGAAACGGTGGCGGTTAAGAAGCCGGGCTGGTTTGACTTGGACAGCATGGATGATTACAGCGTCCTGGAGGCGGTATTTGACCAATACACGAATTGGGCAAATACCTTTCGTGTCGGTTCTGAACCGGATACCGATGCGGAAAATAGCCGAACAGGAGCCAATGAGGAAACTGTGGAAGGTAATGAAACAGTTTCAGATACCTATTAATGATGAACGTGCTCAAACGATAACCGAAGAGCAGATAGATTTCATGCTTTGGTCTAACATACTTGACGACCCCGAAAAGGTCCGGAGGCTTGACAACTATTTTTATGATCCAGAGTATGACAAGGAATTTAACGAGGTTTCTAATGAGGACGCCAGTGGCACGGTGGATAGGGCGGTTAACAGTGAAGCGGAAACCGGTCAGGATGAATACGATCCTGCTGTCCCCCTGCTTTCAGACAGCGATAATATGAGCGACGTTGACGACTGGGAGGAGGTGTGAAGGTGGGCGGCGAAGTAAAGGTAGTCATGAAAGCCGACCTTTCAGACGTAGAAAATAAGGTAGGCGCGATAGACAAGCGCATAAATAATATGCGCATCAATATTTCCACCGAACAGGCCGAGAAATCGCTCGACAGCGTTGAGAAAAAAATCAATGATATAAGCGGAATGGAGACCCCCGAATCCCCCATCGAGCCTTCCGTGGCCACAGAAGCTGATCGTGACAAAAAATCTAAAAGGCAGGCCAATAAGCGTAAGGCATCTAAGGATGACACGGGAACTGTATCGTCTGATAACCCTGATAATGCTCCCTCGGAGACAGATAATGATGTCAAAATAAGCATAAAACGCGCTAACCCTAAAAAGCTCAAATGTGATGAAAAGGACGTCTCGGAAAAATCAAGCCAAGAAACAAAGAGAGAGCCTGCCCCTGAGAAAAAGGAAAGCGCCAAAGATCCCCTGAGTAAGCTATTAGCCGACACTATGCAATTAATGTCCTTGGGATCTAAATTGAAATCTGGAAATATCGGCGACATTATTAAGTTTATCGAAAGTTTCAGCAAACTCAAGGCTGACGCGATTTCCGTTTTTGGAATGCGTCAGCCTAAAATCGACGCGGCGCCTCCGATAGCCAAAATGGACGAGGGGGTAGTTCGTGATGAGTGGGATAACAAAGAAATAACCTCTGATACGGATCATAACATTCAGAAAAAAGAGGCAATAGAATTAAGTAAGGCCGATACCCCCGATAAACATGAACAGGCTGACTCAAATACCCGCAAACAGGATAAAACGGAAGATATAAGCAGCATAGCTTTGTATGTCCAAGAGATCTTGGGGATAATGAAGCGCGAAAAGGTAACCGGCCAGGCAGATACGACCCCTTACAAGGGTGGTGAAGACGCCGGCGACACTGAGCCAAGTAGGCATGAAACAAAAGATATAAAAGACGAAATCTCCAAATTGAACGCGGACAACACGAAGCTTGGTGGTATCGAAACGAAGCCGGACAATGCTGTTTCACAAAAAGAAGCCGTTCCCAAGCGGATGGACGCTGAAAATATCCCCGGCGAGTCCAAGATTGCCAAAGAATTGCGGGAATTCACCAAGGCCAAGATGCCCAAGTTTATAGATGCCCTGGGGTCAGGCGGACAATCGGCGTCCGGTTCGCTCATTGAAGGAATCACAGGTAAAATCTCCAGCCGTTTGGCGACAGTAATAGGAAAAAGCCTGCTCGGTGAAACTGGAGGCGCGGCTTTAGGCGCCGCGGGAACAGCCGGCACAGCTGGCGGCGCTGCCGTGGCTGGGGAAGCCGCAGGAACCGCTGGGGCAGCCGGCGCTGGGGCATTGACCGCCGGATCTATGGCTATACCTGTAGCCGGCGTCGCGATAGCCGCCGCAAGCATTATCGGCAAGAAATTGTGGGACGCGGGCAAAGAGGGTTCCAGCAAGGCATTAAGCAGCGACGAAAAAGTGTTAAACACGTTTGGCTCAACTAACCAATACAAATCGAATCTCCACAAGGGTAGTGAAGAATGGTATCAGGTAGGCAAGGAATATGGCTATTCCACAGGAGAAAGCCTGTCAGCCGCGGACGCGTATATAAAAAAAGCCGGATTCACGAACATGGAAAATACGAAGCGCGATATAAACGCCATTGAGGGGATGTCTCGCGCTTATAGTATGGATCCGACGCAAACAGCCGATACCGCAGGTTCCCTCAACCGTATGGGCGTAATCAAAGACGGGGATCAGCAAAAACTTGCCAATATGTTTTCCGAAGCGTTGAAAAGAAATAAGATGGGCGGCCGAGAAGATGAACAGCTTGATGTCTTAAAAAGCATGGCTGAAAACCTTGATTACCATAACGTAACAGTTTCATCGAACGATCTCATGGGCATGATGAACCTCCAATCAAAAATGGTCGAGGTTAACCAAGGCTTTAAGGGCGAGAAAGGCGCCAATGTCGTTTCACAGCTTAATGAAGGGATTATAAACGGCGGCGACGTCGTTGACCGTCTTCTTGGCTGGGGTACTGAATACTCAGGCGTTGGCGGTGAAAAAGGACGTTGGGCGTTTGAACAACAAAAAGCCAAAGGAATCGGAACGGATTCAGATGAAGGTATGCAAAATCTGACCGCCATTGTTCGTAATTTTGAGAAGATGACGGGCAAAGGCGCTAATTCTGATGAATTTAAAATGATGCTGAAACAGCAGTTTGGGCTAGAGACGGATGTTATTGAAAAGCTGATGAGCGACCCGAAGTTCGTTTCTTTCCTGAAAAATAGCGACGAACAGGTTAAAGAGCTGCAAGCTGTCAATAAAAGCGTTGAGAAAGAATCGCTCCCTACGGATATAAAGGAAAATCTGAAATCGTATCAGGATTCAAACCTGGCGGCTAAGCAAAAAAATATCAATGCGAAAGAAAATTTGAGCGAGACAGTGGGAAATGATTGGCTTCGCGGGACGAAAATATTTACTGAGGCAGATACTCGGGCGCAAGAAAATCGAAAAGCCGTGTGGAATTGGCTCAGCGGCAAACCCAATGAGGAAACGGACGATTCAAATGAGGAAACGGACAATCCTGCGCCAAAACATGCCATTGGTAAGGACTATGTGCCATACGATAAATACAGGGCCGAATTACATAAAGGCGAAGCCGTATTAACCAAAGCCGAAGCTGACGATTGGCGTTCCGGCTCAAAAAACGAATACGGTATTACCCGTAACCTTAACAATGCAAGCGGGGCATCCTCACAGTCATCAGCGCAAAACCGACCGACAGTTCAACAAAAATATCAAAACGAACTCCTTGACAAGGAGTTGCGGATAGTATTGCTCCGCAAGGATTTGTATAAGGACGAAGGGCAGAACCTTGATAAAAAGACCGAACAGCAAAAAGATGAGGAACGCTTTTTACACCCCGGCGACACGCCGGCGGCATCCGAACAAAAACCCAAGAGTCTTTTTGACAATCTCATGTCAAGCCTGGGCGGGCTGTTCGGTTTTGGTGGAAATGGCGCGTCGGGCATGGGGGGTTCGTCAAGCCCAGGCTCGTCTGGCTCACAACCGCCTCGTTTAAGCAGCTCATCGGGGCAAGGCATAACCGCGCGTTCCCAGCAACAGGAAACACCCACTGCCTCGAAGGCGTCGTCAGATTATAATTACGCAGGCGGCCCTGGCGCTGCCGATACAAGCGATCTTACAGTAAAAACCAAACTCCGGCGGGAAAGCAACGTAACCGCCGAGCAGTTGAATGAAATAATTGATAAAAACGCAGCTGGCTATGAGAAGACTACAGGCCGAAAATCACTTTTCCGGGGCCAAGGCGATGCGTTTATTCAGGCATCAAAAGCGACCGGGATTAACCCAATAGACATATTGTCCCAGGGTGCGCTTGAATCCGGCTGGGGGACGTCCTCGATTGCCTATGACAAAAAGAATTTCTTTGGCATAGGCGCTTTTGACGCGACCCCATACGCCAGCGCGTATTCGTTCGGCGGCGGTAACGATGCAAGCAGCGCCGCGTCCGCGGGTATTATTGAGGGCGCGAAATGGATCGCTAAAAATTACGTGGATAAAGGGCAGGATTCCTTTTACAGTATGCGCTGGAACAACGGCGTCCATCAATACGCCACGGATCCTCAGTACGACACCAAAGTTAACAACATACGCAAGTCCATATATGGTCAGCTCCCAGCGGAAACCGTCGCGCCGGCGGCGAAACCAAAGCTCGCAATCGGCAAAAACTACATACCTTATGACGGTTTTGAAGCCGTACTGCATAAGGGGGAAGCTGTCCTGCCAAGATTTACGGCGGACAAATGGCGTGCCCATAGGGATGATCCCGATAACGCTTCCGCCAAACGGATTCAGGAACTATTTACATCGACGCCCATATCTCTCGCCGATAACGCGCCAACCAGTAATACTTCGCCGCCAATGTATCTGTTTGACAATATATTTCCAAACAATACTTCGACCACGTCCACGCAAAACGTAAATATCAGCGTTAATGGCAAAATTCTGGGGATGGACAAAGACAATCAGCGCATTGTATCCTCCGCCTTGCGGGATTACTATTCACCGGATAAGAGGAACCCGAACGCCGGCATAATGGCTTTGTTGGAAAACAATTCGGTGAGGCGGCAGCGGTAAAAATAACAAAGTGGGAAACTATACACGCTTAGATTAATATGCTATACTATGGTTACACTAAAAGAGAGAGCGTGCTGTGACACGCCCTCTTGAGTTTACCGTTTCGGCGGTATGACCGAACCCAGATTTAACTCCGGGGAAAAAAATAGCCATTACCTAACGACAGGGGCGGCTATTTTTTTTTGTTTTGCGTCACTGCGACTATTGCCACAATGAGCGATCCCAGAAGGATCGCAATGTGCAACGTCTGGTATAACGTCATAGGCCTCGCCCCCTTTCGGAAGGTTCGGCCAGGAACCGCCCCACGGTTCACTCATTAGCATTATATCTCAATGCGAACCATAGGTATAGTGCTTTTAGTATGTCGTTATTTGTCGGTAAATTATTCCAGTGAACCTCTTGACATTTTAGTATTAAAAATTTAAAATACTAAAAGTTGGAGGTGATAAGTACGAAATCAATTGCGATCAGATTCTCGGATAAATTACATTTGGAGATGAAGCTAAAAATTGTCAAAGAAGGTCGCACCATTCAAGACTATGTCATTGGGCTTGTAAAAAGCGATTTAAGCTTTGACGATAGGAATGATGATTTATCTGACTATCAGAAAAAAATAGAAACAGCCCGCCAATCCGACCAGATTAGCCTACGGGCTGTTTCCTAAGCGAAGGTTCCCCCTGCTAAATCCCATTATAGCATGGGTTAAACCTTCATTCAAGCAATTTTATTTTTATGGATGAAGGAGATTTTTATGACTGACATGTTTAAAGAAATAGACCACCTCGAAGACGCAACCATTAACTTCGAGGGCGCCCGCTCAATGCTCAGCATGTTGATTGAGAATTACTATTGCACAGCGAGCCCGGACAAAACCAAGATG